AAAAAACAAGTGAGTACACCCGTCCAACAACAAAGGGGCGGGTTACTATTTACTACAATGGAAGCACGGCGGACCCGGTTAATTCTGCAAGCTTAAGCAACCAATTAAGAAAGGTAAATATAGCGGTTGAAATAAGAGCCCGTAACCTTTACAATGAAACAACCGGGTTACATGCTTTAAGGGAACAAGTAGAACGGCTTTTAATTGGGTTTGCCCCTGCCAGTAGCGGGCGGTTTTATCTTCTAAAGGATGACCCGGCAAAATTCGAGGAAAACGATTGGGTACATTCAATAGAGTTTGAAACAACCACTTTAAATGTAATGGCTTTTTACGATGGAGAGCAACCCGGGGCACAACTAACAAGCATACTTTCAACAGAAACAGTAAAAACAGTTTTTAAAAATTCTTAAAATAAAACATGGCAGCAGATTTTTTGCATGGCATAGAAACCATTGAAACAAAAAGCCCGGGGCAAGTTGCTACAATCGTTAAAAGCGGTGTGATAGGTTTAATAGGTATTGCCCCTAAAGGCACTACACAAAAATTAACCCTTGTACTTAACCCTTTACAGGATGCAGCTTTTGGGCAAGCTATACCCGGCTTTAATATACCAAAAACCCTTTCCATTATTAGGAGTATTGCAGGCAATTGCCCGGTTTTGGTAATAAATATTTTTGATGCTGCAAAGCATACACAGAGCAAAACCGAAAGCAAGCAATTTGTAAACGGCAAAGTAAAACTTTCAGATTACCCGGCGGGCGGCGTAACCATTACAGGCGGTGCAGCCGTTGTAGAAGGGGTGGATTATACAGTAGACTTTGACGAAATAACAATATTGAGCGGCAAGCTTTTAAATGCAACTTCTTACACTTTTGCATATAAAGTTTTGGACCCGGCAACAGTTACAGCAGGGGACATAATAGGGGGTTATACAAACGGGGTAAGAACCGGCTTAAACCTTTTTGACCTTGCATATAACAGCTTTGGTTATACTGCTAAAATCTTCTTAAGCCCGGAATTTTCGCATATTTCAGCAATAGGTACAGCATTAAGAACCATAGCGAAAAGAAGCCGTGGAATTGCATTAATTGACAATGACCCGGCGGCAACGTTACAGGATGCAATAGAAAACAGAGGGGCAAGCGGCACCGATAGTTTTAAAACGTCCGATAGCAGGGCAATTTTATTGTTTCCCCGTTTGCTTACTTATAGCGAAGTAGTAGACGGCAATGAACCGTACCCCTACAGTGCTTTTTATGCCGGTGTAATGGCTGCAAACGATAACGAAAATGGGTATTGGACAAGCCCCTCAAATTACCCGTTAAACGGCGTGGAAGGTGCAGAGGTTGAATTATATGCTTCTTTGTTTGATGCCGGTTGTGATGTGAATATTTTAAACGGTGCCGGGATTGCTACAGTATTCAACACTTTTGGCGATGGCTTTAGAACGTGGGGCAATAGAACCGCTTTATACCCGTCCGATACACAGGACGTTAAAAACTTCATTAACATACAGAGAGCGGCGGACATAGTAGCGGAAAGCGTGGAATTAGCTGCTTTTAGATATTCAGATAGAAATATAGATAATGCTTTTTTAGACCTTGTTAGAGAGGAAGGAAACGCACTATTTAGGGTTTTAATTGGCAGGGGTGTGTTTTTGCCCGGGTCAAAAGTTTTGTTTAACCCGGATGACAACCCGGCGGCACAATTGGCAAGCGGTCAGGTAGTGTTTGAATACATTTTTATGGTACCTGCACCGGCGGAAAGAATAACATTTAAGTCAACCATAGACGTTAACCTGTACAAAAACCTTAAGTAATAAATGGCAGAGATACAAGTAAACCGGCTAACCAATGCAAACATTTATTGCGATGGAATTAGCTTTTTAGGCAAGGCAGAGGAAATAAGCTTGCCGGTAATAAAAGGCAAAATGAGTGAGCATAAAGCTTTGGGTATGATTGGAGCCGTGGAATTTATAAGCGGCTTTGAAAAGATGGAAGGTAAAATAAAATGGAATAGCTTTTATGAAGCCGTTTTAAAGCAGGCTGCAAACATGTATAAAAGTGTTAAGCTTCAAATTCGTGCAAACCTTGAAAAGTACGATGCAAGCGGCAAGATTGCAGATGTAGCGGTAAAAGCTTTTATGACAGCTCAATTTAAAGATTTCCCGGGCGGGAATTTCAAGCAAAATGATAACGTGGAAGCAGAAAGCAATTTAGCTATAACGCAGTATCGTTTAGAAATTGGCAATTCTGAAATATTAGAAATTGATTTTATGGCAAGTATCTATGTTGTTGACGGTGTAGACCTTTTGGCTAATTACCGTAGCAATTTAGGAATATAAGCCCCGGCGGTTTTTACCGCACTATAACAAAGCCGGTGAACCCCTAACCGGGCACCGGCTTTAACTTTTAAAAACCCTTAAATAAAATATAACGTGGAAAATAAATTATATCCAACACAGCCAAATAATGACGGCTTTTTTTATGAAAATGAAGGTGATGAAGCAATGGGTATTTTAACTAAAGAATACGAAAACGGGCACAAAGTAAAACAGTTGCAGTTATCAACAGGTAAGACCGCAATAGTGCGTGAATTAATGGGCAAAGAGGTACTAAAATACCAAAGGCTTGCAGAGGGTGACCGGGAAAAAGTTTTACCGGCAATGATGGCCATAGCAATTAAGATTGACGGGGCGGAATTACTTATGGAAGATTATTTAGAAGATATTAAAGCTAAAGATTACCATAAGTTAATGTTAGCATGTCAGGACCTAAATTTTTAATTAGCCCGGGAGAGGTTGCCTTTATAGGCTATTTTTTCGGGCTTTCCCCCTTAGAGGTTGAAACGTGGGGCGTATCTAAAATATTCAAATGGAATAATGAAGCCGTAAAGCTTCACGAAAAACTAAACCCAAAACAAACGGCGAATAATGGAAGCTAACATGCGTATAGCGGTTGTATTGTCAGCTTATGACCGTATGAGTGCCGTTGTTGATAGAGCGGTAACAACCGCAAACAACAAACTAAAAAATTTTCAAGATAGAACAAGCCAATTAGCAGATAAAAGCTTTAGAACCGGGCAACAGTTAGTTGCTACGGGGCTTGCTATTGGTGCCCCACTTTATGAAGCCGTACAGCAAGCAACAGCCTTTGAAACTAAAATGGTTGACATTAGAAAGCAAATGGCAGAAGATACCCCGGCGGCGGTCAAAGCAATGACGGGTGAAGTATTTAAGCTTTCTAAACAATTACCGATTGCAACCAATGACATACAGGATATGATTGCAGCCGGTTTGCGTATGGGTATTGCACAGGATAAAATTGTAGACTATACCAAAGATGTTACAAAAATGAGTGTGGCATTTGATATGGTACCCGGCGAAATTGCCGACAGCATGGGCAAAATTGCGGGGGTTTTCAAAATACCTATTGAGCGGGTAGGGGACTTTGCAGATGCAATAAATTATTTAGATGATAACACCCGTACAAAAGGACCCGAATTAATAGAGGTTTTGACCCGTATAGGCGGGGCGGCGCAAAACCTAAAAGCAAATCAAGCGGCGGCACTTGCAAGCACGTTTTTAAGTTTAGGAGAGAGCCCGGAAACGGCGGGTAGTGCTATTACTCAATTAATGACCGTATTAAGTGCAGCAGAGGCACGGAGCGTAAAAACCCGGGCGGCAATGCTGCAATTAGGGTTAGTGCCGGGTGAAATTCAAAAGCGAATGATTACGGATGCACAGGGCACAATTGAAGATGTTTTTAGCAGAATTGGCAGGCTGGATAAGTCACAACAAACAAGCATACTTTCCCGGCTTTTTGGAAATGAACATATTGCAAAGCTTCAAAAGTTTGCGGGCAATATAGAGGAATATAAAAACCAATTGAAGCTTGTAAACGGGCAAGAAAAAGGCAGCATGGATAAGGAGTACCAAAAAAGGATTGCTTCAAGTGCTGCACAAATGCAGGTGTTTAAAAACCGTCTAACACAGATAGCCGTAACGGCGGGCACAGCCCTATTACCTGCACTAAATTCAATCTTAACAAGGTTGGGCGGGCTTATCCAAAAGCTTGCAGATTTTGCAGAGCGGCACCAAACATTAGTTAAAAATGTTCTTTTAGCCGTTGGGGCTTTTTCGGCTTTGGCAATTGCCGGGGGGTACTTAAGTTTTGTTTTTGGCGGGGTGTTTAAACTGCTTTCTATAGGGGCAAGGGCGGTGCAATTTATTACTGCTTCATTTAGGGTATTAACAGTAGTTTGGCAGGTACTACGGGCTTTATTTACCGTTGGGCAAATATTGACCGGGGGCGGCATCATTGCGGCGTTAATATTAGGTGCCGTTTTAGTTGTTAAATATTGGGAGCCCATTAAAGCATTTTTTGGCAGGTTATGGGACGGGGTAAAAATGGTTTTTTTCAAGTTTGTAAACTTTCTAAAATTCTTTGCCCTATTGCCCTTTACAATCTTTATGGGTGCAAATGGTAAAATGTTTGAAGCGGGCAAAAATATTGTTTCTTCAATTTGGAGCGGCATTAAAGCTTTTGCAAGTAAGCCGGTTGAAGCCATTAAAAACATAGTTCAAAAGATTAGAAACCACTTACCCTTTAGCCCTGCAAAAGAAGGACCGCTAAGAGACATACACAGGATAAGATTAGTAGAAACCATTGCAGATACTATAAAGCCTGCACCAATGGTAAAAGCGTTTAAAAGGTCCGTAAATGCTTTGGTAAGTGCAACACCTGTACAGGGTGCCGGGATTTCTGCAGGGGGCATAACCATACATTTTAACCCGGTTATTAACTTAAGCGGCGGGGCTACAAAAGCAGATGCAAACAATATAGCCGGTACCTTAAAGCAGCAAATTTTACAGGTAATAAGAGACGAGGAAAGACGAAAACAACGGGTAACCCTTTAAAACAATTGACTATGTTTTGCCAATTAGGTAGTATTATTTTTGAAAGCTTAAAAAGCCCCAATAGCATTACAAGCAATGAGGGGGCGGTTTATGCTGAACATGCTTTAATAAACAGCAAGCCCCGGTTACAACCGACCGGGGCAAAGCTTAAAGATATTTCTTTAAGCTTCAAATTACATGCAAGCTTTTGTAACATAGAAGCAGAGTTGCAAGCGTTACGGGATGCAATAGAAAAATTTACCGTTATGCCTTTATTGTGGGGCAATGGAAGGTTAGAAGGTAATTTTATTGCTACAGATTTAAGCATAGACTTTGAAGAAACGGACACTTTTGGCAGTAAGGTTAGTATTACTTGCACGGTACCTTTAAAAGAGTATTTTATAAAGGACCCGATTAATAAAAAGCAACAGGAAGCCCGGCAAAACTCTTTTGCTACAGGGGACAAAAAACCCCCGGTTAAAAGTGGAAGGGTTAACCCGGTTACAAGTGAGCAAGAAATTAGCCGTATAATTTCCGCAATTAAAAGCCGGGCAAAACAAATTAATACAACGTCTTTAGCCTACACCAACACGGGGCGGCAAAACAATGATATTAAAAGAGATTGCGGGTATATAAAAGAATTAAGTGCAAGGCTTATTTCAAAGAATGAGGCAAGTATAATTTCAGATGCTAAAAACGTTAATAGTGAAAGCATTTTTTTTATTGCCTTTGACCCGGCAAACATTCCCGGAATAAAGAACGAAAACAACACTTTACAAAACCGGGTGCGATTACTGGAAAGAGCGGCAAGCCCGATAATACAAAAAGCAGCAACACGGCACTAAATGGAACATATTGAGTATATAACAACAGAGGGCGAAAGATGGGACAATGTAGCCCAAAAAGCATACGGTAACCCGGGGCTTTTCCCAATAATTATACAGGCTAACACAGATTTACCAATAGTAGACAGATTAGCCGGGGGGCTGCTTTTGCGGGTCCCTGTTATAGATGAAGTGGAAGTTAAAACCGATAAAGAATTATTACCCCCGTGGAAACAGCAAGCGTAAAAATTTTATACAACGGCAAAAATATTTCAGCCGATATAAGCGAACATTTATTGAGCCTTACCTATACAGATAAAACACATGGGGAAAGCGATGAATTAGAGATAGAATTAGAAGATGCAAGCAAGCTTTGGCAATTTGATTGGTACCCGGAAAAGGGGGCAAAAATTACAGCTTCTATTTATGACGGGCACGGCAAAATTTTAGAGTGTGGCACCTTTCAATTGGATGAAATAGAGCAACGGGGCGGCATAGATGGGGACTTTATAACCTTCAAATGTATAGCAGCCGGGATTACTCAAAAGGTAAGGACAAAAAACAATAGCGTACACAATCAAAAAACATTGCGGGAAATTGCAAACACTATAGCAGCCCGGCACGGCTTGACAATAGCCGGGAATATTGAAAATGTTACTATTGGCTATATGGCACAGGTTAAAGAAACAGACTTGCATTTTTTAAAAAGAATTGCTTTTGAGTATGGGCATGTTTTCAGCTTAAGAGACAATAAAATAATTTTTACAAACCTGTTTGAATTGGAGAGCCGGGGCGGGGTTGCTACAATAAGCCGTGAAGATATTGTAAGCTATTCCATAACAGATAAGACGGCGGACACGTATAAAAGCACACGGTTAAAATACCATGACCCGGCACAACGTAAATTAGTTGAATGGCAGCAACAGGAACAAAATGAAGCCTATAGCGATGTAAAGGGCGATAGCTTAGAATTGACGGGGCGGGCGGAAAATGTAGGGCAAGCACAACTAAAGAGCAAAGCAGCCCTGCATAATAAAAATAGCCGTCAACAATCGGGCAATATTTCAATGCCGGGGCATGTTCTAATGATGGCAGGCAATAACATTGAGTTAGCCGGGTTGGGTAAGCTTTCAGGGCTTTACCATATCGAGAGTAGCACCCATGTTGTAACCCGTAGCGGGGCATACACTACAGAGGGGGAAATAAAAAGAGTAGGTAAAATTTCAACATCAAAACAAAAACCTTTATAGTGCTTAAGTTTGGAATAGTGACAGATTATAAAAAGGGCTTTGCCCGGGTGCAATTTCTTGAACTGGATATAGTAACCGATTTTTTGCCAATATTGGTAAAGCATACCCTTAATGATAAAGAAAGTTACCCGGTTGAAATAAATGAGCATGTAGCATGTGTTATGGATGAAACACTATTAACGGGGGTTGTATTGGGGGCTATACCTTCAAAGCAAGATGCCCCGGACCCGGACGAAAAGCCGGGGGTTTTCAGAAAGTTATTTAAAGATGGGTCACTTATAGAATTTGACAGAAACACGGGAAATTTAAAGGCAGATGTAACAGGGGATGCAAATGTAAAGGCGGGCGGCAAAGCTTCAATTTTAGCCCCTGCCATTGAGTTTACGGGGGAAGTTAAAATAACAGGGGCTTGCACGATTACCGGCGCACTTGCAGCCGGGGCAATTGCCACAACCGGGGGCGGGTCAATAAAGGCACCCGGGGGCACTATTGAGGCGGCGGACGTTATGGCGGGGGCGGTAAGTCTTAAGAGCCATAAACATGCAGGGGTAGCAACAGGAAACGGCACTACAGGACCGGCAATATAAGAGAAACGAAAAGGGGACCTTTACCGGGTCCCCTTTTTTTATTGTCTAAAATATATTTCGTCTACATACTTAGCGTTACTTCTACCAACACTTTTACAAACGTCACATTGTACCGTGCTATAGTCACTTTTAGTTTTGCGGTACCCTGCAAAGGCAGAGTGATGGGATTTATATTGGGTAACTTTCCAATGTTTAAGCCTATAATCGTTATCGTATTTTTCCGGGCATTTGCAACTAAATTTTACTGCCATGTTTCCTATCTTAATTGCCCGGTTAGGTACCCGGGGGTGTTTATTCTTGTATGTTAAAATGTTTTTTTAAAAGTTCAATAACTAAAGCCGTTTTATTTGTAACCCCTGCAATTTTAGCGGCATTGTCAATGGCTAACGGCACATCTATATGCCATTGCGTAATTTCTTTTTTAGTTTGCTTACGTCCTGAATTGACACGGGCACCCCCGCGGCTGCTTTTAGTTGGTTTGGTATCGTTTGAAAGCGGGGCGTTTGTTGCTGATATATTCTTTTTCATAAAAGTTAACCATTGAGGCTAAAGTATTTAAGTCCATTCCTGATTTATATGGTAATTCAATATCCTCTAAATTTCCGACAGGGGCAATAATTATAGAGTAGCCCGGAACTCTCATCAAGCCTTTTGTTTTTTTATCAATTAAATTTGATTCGCAAAAACGGTCAATTTCACCCATTGTCTTAAATTTATATACTTTCCCAACGGGGTAAGTTGAATTTACGGTATTAACAATAAAGCCTGCACCGGGTAAAGAAGGCACTTCAAAAAATATATTATCGGGCAATCTCATTGATTTCGGAAAATTTGAGGGTTTAAAAAGCTCAAAAATAGGGGCTTTTATTTTTAAAAATGTAGGCAATTTCCGTTTTTGCATTTGATTATTAGGTTAAATGTTATAATTATTAGCATGGCAACCAAATTAGGCTTGAAAATTAGTCCTTTGTATTATTGGAGCAACCCGGACTTGAAGCCGGTAAGTTGAAATTCATACATTTTCACTTGCCTTTCTTGTTGGTTTGGCACCCAAAATCTTTAAGAAGCTTAAGCCGTACGGCGATTTTAATGTTTAAGTTTATACACCCGGGTTTTCGTTTTGTTATCTTCTATAGTGAAGAATTTAAACTTAAATTCATGGTGTTTTTCTAAAAGGTACTTGCTAACCTTATGCTTTAAATTGCTATCTATAATGAAAGCTTTGTTAAGCGGCGTAACCTTTAGGGTCCTTTCTACTTTATCATATAAAATCTGGTCCAATTCTGCACCCCTGTAAGGCATTGGCGGGTTTAGGTCAACTTCAAAAACGTCCCCTTCATTATCAATTTCCCGGGCATTGTCCCCGGCTGCTTTTGCCGGTGCCATTTTTTTTGCCGGTGCCTGCCTTGCAGTACCCCCAGGTTTTTCGGCGGTGGCATTTGGGGGGTTAACAAGCTTAAAATTTACCGGGGTACCTATAGGCATTTTATTAAAGTCTTCTATAGGCACTTTGGCGTTTTCCAAAATCTTTCTTTGCGCCAAACGTCTATCATAAATATTTTGCTTAATGCAACTATACTTTGCTATAGCGTCATTTACATCTAAAGTAAAAAGTTCATTATGGAACTGTGTTATAACATTTTCGATTGTAGCCATTGTGTAAAGCCCGATTAACCCCGGGTAAGGTTGTTTTTCATTTAAGATTAATAAAGATGGCTTTTCTGTTTTAGGGTATTGGCTTTTAAAGTAGGATGCTTTAGAAGGGTTATTGGCAGAGTAAAAAGAACGGGCATTAGCCCTTTTAGGCATTGCGGCGGGGGTATCTTCAATAAACAATTTTGCGGGGCTTATTTCGGCTGCAAATTCACTTAGAGAGGGTTGTGATGTAGGAGCGGGTGCAGCATCAAATAGACTTAATTGTATGGCGGGAGCCGTTTTTTTTATACTCATATTGTTTGCCCTTCTTATCGGTTAGGGCACCCGTTTTGCCTATTGCATAGCAAATATATGTTAGCCAAATAAATGCAACAAACTTTTTTTCAAACAAACACTATTTTAACATAATCGCGGTCTACTGCTTGTAAGTAGGATATTGTCAATATGAAAAAAGCCCTGTAAAAACAAGGCTCGGATTACTTCATAAACACTTTCTTTTTGACTAAGGAGAAGTCAATAGGAGAGTGAGGTAACAAATATAAGTCATTCAGACGAGTTTCTATTGAAATAACTACTTAGCTAAACAAAAAAGCCGGGGTTTTATTCCCCCGGGTGTTTACTCTTTGCAAGTTCAATAGCTTCACTTTCTGTAATTTGTTTGCCCCCGTTCCAAAATTCAATTTCTAAATAAGGTTTTACCGGGTTTATATATCTTTCAATACCCCGGCGGGTTACCGTATAATCTGAAATTTTAGCAAACACAAAAAAGGGTACACGGTCCCCCGATTGTGTAGGGTTAAAAAATATTTTGTTTTCAGCAGGAAACGGGGCACCAATAAGGCTTTTATAATTGGGTGTTGTGGGGTATTTTGTATTAACTAAATAGGGGCAATACTGCAAGGCAAATTGACCGCAAAGCCTATGTACCGGGGCATCATTAAAAACCCCGTTTGGGTTAAAGGCACTAACAGGACCCCCGATTAAATACATATCTTTCCTTAATCGGTTACCGCAAATAATACAAAGCCTTTCAGCAATACATTTTTCTGTTTTCCTTTCGTCATTGGCTTTAAAATGGGGCTTTCCTGCACGGTCCCAAAGCACGGTAAAAGGCACGGGCAAGCCCCTTGCATCTTTCTTAAGGTCCCCCGTTTTAGGGGGCAATTCAATTTCCTTTTTCATAAGGGTCTAAGTATTGAGGTTCAACAACTACTAAATGGCTAACCGTTATAGCTTCTTTATACTTTTCTTCTTTGCCCCCGGTTAGCCTCATTATATGGGCTTTGGCTATTTCTGTTAGGTTTTCCGGGGGCACTATTACGGAAACTTCACCCGTTTCCCTGTAAGAATTTAAAATAACAACGGTGCCCGGGGCACTAATGCCATAAGGGGCACCTTCTTTGACTTTATAGAACGGGTAAGGATATTCTATAATAAGTTGTTTTACAGCCGGGGGGCGTGACATATACCACGACATATAAGCCGGGTCTTTCATGTTTTCTGCTAATTGTTCACCTTTTGTTTTCATAGATAAATGGGGGATTAGTTATTAATTAATTCAATACGGGCTACTCTCAATTTTACATTTTCAATGCCCGGCGGGTTTTGCATGATTAGCAAATTGTAAGCGTCAGGATTAGTTAAAAACGGCGGGCTTAATTTAAACCCTAAACAGGTAGACACAAACGGCAAGCCGGTAAAAAACGGGCTGCACCATGCTTTAAGGCTTTCATCATAAAGCACATAAATTGCAATAGGGTTTGTAAAGGGCGTTGTTTCCGGGTCAAATTCAATTTCATTCATAGTTGTTTGTTTAAATAATAAAGCCCCGTTTTACCGGGGCATGTTGGGGGGGGTTTTGATAAGGAATAAATTAAGCAGCAAAGCAACGTGTAAGAACTTTTTTTAACGGGGAAATAAACGGGCGGGCAAGTAGTAAGTATAGCCATTTATTTTAATTGCCGTTCTTTTTCGGGACCGGCACCCCGTTTTTTAAGGAGTGCAAAAAAAGCCCTTTTTACCCGGCTTAAATATTAGTTATATGTTAAAATATTGCTTTCTTCAACCGGGTCTAAATATAGGGGTTCAAAAACATGATGCTGCATATCTTCACGGCTTATTTCTTCAATATCTTCAAACTCTTTTTTGGTAGCCTTTAAAGCCCGTTTTAGCTGCTTGCCGGTAATGTCACGGGTAAACATTAAAACATTTTCCCCGGTCCCCTCATAGCCTGTAATTAAAATTAAATGCCTATAATCTTGCATGTAAAAATTGCCCCCCTTTTTGACCGGCGGGGCACCCGGGTTATTATCTTAAGCTAATACTTTAATTGTTGCTGCAAACAAATCAAATGCCCGCTTTAAATCTGCTTTATATTTTGGGTTTGACGTGCTATTATATAACCATTTTGACCCCGTTTCAACACATGCAAGCACTTCTTTTGCATCTTTAGCTTTTTTGCAGTCTTTAGCTAATTGCTCAAAACCATTTTCACTTAAAAATTGGGCTGCTTTATTTTTTAACTTTTTCATGTTTTCTGCTTTTGTTACACAAAGATAAAGGGAAGCATTTGAAAACAACAAACTTTTTTTCAAAGAAATGAAAATAAGTTTTTGCCCCGGTCCTGTAAAACCCAAACGGGGCGGGGCTTTGGGGGTGCCTACAGATTGACCCGGTACCCCGGCGGGGCTTACTGTTATTTTTGGCGGAATGTCAACTTTAGCAGATATACGGTCAAGCGTTTGGGGTTTTTCTATTGCCGGGTTTGGAGTGATTGCGGAAGGGTTAGCAGCTATACGGCAAAACATAGAAATAATACTAAAAACGACTAAGGGCACGGACCCTTTAAGACCTTTTTTTGGTAGTGATTTATATTTACACATAGATAAGCCGGTAACCAAAGCGGTGCCCCTTATGAAGCGGGCAATATTGGAAGCCGTTGCAGAGTGGGAAACCCGGGTTAAGATTGTAAGCATAGACCATAGCACAACCATTGCCGGGGTATCGTTTAACATCAACTATATACTTGCAGATAAAGGGTTAATGGACACCCTTTTGTTATCTATTCAAAATAACCAAATAGTAACCGGGGGGCAAACCGGCACCCTAATAGTGCAGGGCGTTATACCTGTTAACCCAAATAGTTTACGTTACTTAATAGACTTTGTAATAAACGGGGCAAGCGTTAAGCCCTTGCAGCCTGTAGACGGGTTTGCAACGGTTAATGAAATGTTTGGCTTTATTCAAAACGGTTGGGGCACGTATGGGCGTTGGACCCTGTTAAATGATAGGGTTGTATGTTATTTAGATGCTACAGATATTAAAACCGTTTCCCTTAATATTTCCCTTTCTACTTCTTATAGCTATAGATGGACTTTGCCGGTAATTGGCATGGATGAAGTTTACACCCTTTTCTTTAATGCCAATGGTAAAGACGTGCCGCAAATAAATGCAGTATTAGAAACCCCGGGGCAAGTAATACAGGCTTTAAATGATGTGTGGGCACAATACGGCATTTGGACTTTGACCCCCGAAAGTGCAGGGTATCGTTTAACCCTTGTTTCAAGCACGGTAAAAGCAGCCTTTTTAGACATTGGAAACGATTTTAAGGGCGATTTCAACACAGATTTTAATACAGATTTTAATTAAATAAATGGCAGAGTTACCAAAATTTATACATGAAGATGCAGCCCTAATAGTTGCAGAGTTAAAAGCAGATTATGAACAAAGAACGGGCAAAACACTTGCCCCGGCGGACGTTGAACAGCTTTTAATAAATGCCTTTGCTTACCGGGAAATGCTCATAAGGGCGAATATTAACGATGTAGGGCGGCAATTGCTTGTAGACTTTAGCCGGGGGGCAATACTGGAATATTTGGGGGCATTGCTTGGAGTTGTACGGTTACCGGCTGCAAGTGCAGAAACTACCATACAATTTACTTTGATAGACGGGCACAACGGGGTAATAATACCAAAGGGGCTAAGGGTGCAAAGCATGGACGGGAAAGTAATTTTTGTAACGAATGAGGAAAAGGCGGCACCCGTTGGCACCTTGCTTTTAAATGTAAAAGCAGAATGCACGGACCCGGGAACGGTTGGAAACGATTATGAGGCAAACAAAATAGCGGTTATTTTGGACCCTTTAGCCTATGTAACCACAGCCGGGAATATTGCAAAAACAGACGGGGGGAGCGATGAAGAAACAGACGAACAATTAAGGGCAAGAATAAAACTTGCACCTGCTTCTTTTTCAGTAGCAGGACCCCGGGGGGCTTACAAATACTTTGCTAAGAGCGCACACCCCGGCATTATAGATGTTAGCGTAACAAGCCCGGTGCCCGGCGATGTTCTTATATGTCCCCTAATGGAAGGGGGTGAAATGCCCTCGCAGGAAGTAATTGACAATGTTTATGCTATCTGCAATGCAGATAATACAAGACCCCTAACAGATACAGTTTATGTACAAGCCCCTGTAAAAACAGATTACAGCATAGAGGTAAACATTACCATAATTACCGGGGCAATTGCAAGCGAAGTAACAAGCGCAATTAATACCAAACTACAAGCCTTTAAAGCAGCCCGTTTAAATAAGTTGGGGAAAGATATTGTAAAAAGCAAAATAGCTGCTTTATGCGATTTAGACGGGGTTTATGATGCAGCCATAGTTAGCCCGGCGGCGGATATGGTTTTAAGTGAAAATGAGTATTCCAATTGTACCGGCATTACTATAAACATAGTGGGGGAAAGTGATGAATAACAACACAGTTTTAGCCAATAGCATTACCCATTTGCCACATTTGGCGGCGTTTGATTTAATAGTAAAAAAGCGGTTTGATGAACTGCAATTAGATAAGCTTTTAGTTTATTTAATTGATACAGTAGAAGCAAGTGCCCTGCCTTATTTGGCTGCACAATTTGACGTGTTAGGCTATAAGGGTTACCGGCTTGCAAGCAATGAGGCAGAGCAAAGGGAAATAATAAAACGGGCTATAGAGTTGCACCGATTTAAGGGCACCCTTTGGGCGGTACGTGAAGCCATTACTTCTATAGGCTATGCAGATGCAGAGATAATAGAGCATGTGGAAAATCATTGGGCAAAATTTCGGGTAATTATAAAGCTTGGTGAAAGGTCACTTAATGTAATGGAAATTCAGGACCTAATACGAATGATTACGGAGTATAAAAACGAGCGTAGCCATTTAGCGGACCTATCATATATTTTAGAATTTAACAACGATACCTTAAGCCTTATAGATGAAAGTAGCGAAGGACCGGCGGACGATACAATAGACGGCATTTTTGTGGGGGGCAATTTTAAATACGATGGGGTATATAGCTACAACGGGGAAAGAAATTTTAGTCAAGATAGCGACACATTAGATATAAAAATTTTATAACCAATATATATGAAAAGCAACATCATTGCTACAGGCGATTTTCATTTAAAAATAATTGAGAAAGCAACAGGGCAAGTTTTACAAACATTTGAAGAAAAAAATTTAGTAGTGGATTTAGGCAAAGCCAATGTTGCAAAGCTTTTGGGCGGCGATGTAACGGGCAAAGCCATTACACAAATAGGATGCGGCACCGGGGTAAATGCCCCCGATAGTGCAGACCTTTTATTAACCAATTCCTTTATAAAAAATATCAGTAGTGTTAGTTACCCCGATGCGTTAAGTACAACTTTCCATTGGACTATTGAAGATACAGAGGCAAACGGTAAGGACCTTACAGAATTTGGCTTGTTTAATTCAAGCGGGTTTTTGTTTGCCCGAAAAGTAAGAAGTGCAATAACCAAAACAAATGCAATAAGGCTGCAAGGCAGTTGGACTATTCATATTAACTAATTAACCCCCCTTAAAAAACAAAATGGATTTAATAGAATTATTGCAATGGGAGCCGGGCATTTACCAATTAGAGCAAACGGATTTAGTATTAGCAGGTAAAGGCGGCATTGCAAACGAACAAGCCCGGTTACTTGCTAACCGTACAGCATGGTTAAAAAGTGAACTTTATAAACTTAGCCAATTTAAAGACGTAAAATCTTTACAGGGGGACACGGTTTTGGATGAAACAAAAGCCGGGTACCTGTTTACACTTTATAAGCCTACAGCCTTAAACACTTCTTTAAATGTAACCCTGCCAGACATAACCGATTGCAACAACGGGGACATATTAGCCTTTTCAGCCTTTGCAGTTAATGGCATACCGGCGGCACTTGTACCCATTGCGGGGCAAAATATAATTTTAGGAGAGCCCAAAGCCCGGGTTTATGTTCATGCCAATGAGGCAATAATGTTAGTTGCAGATAAGCCAAATAAAATTTGGCAGGTCGTAAGCTTTAGCGGCAATTTTTTAGAAGTTGGTAACCCAATTTACGGGTATAAAATACAAGCAAATACAGTAGTAAGAAACGGCGGGCTATTGAGCCGGGCATATTACCCCCGGTTGTGGGAATGGGTCCAAACGCTACAGCCGGAAACTTTAGTAACAGATATTATTTGGAATAGTGGCATAGACTATATGGGTACCTTTTCCCGGGGCGATGGTGCAACAAATTTTAGGGTGCCGGATGACAGGGCAATGTTTGACCGGGCTTTAGATTTAGGTCGGGGCATTGACTTAGATAGGCGGTACAATTTCCCGGGCGGGCATGAAAAAGACGAAATAATAAAACACAGCCATGAATTTGAAACGGACGGGGACAATAAATTAGATAACAACCCTGTAAACGGTTACCCCCACGGGCGGCAAAACCCCGATAATTGGCGGCAAAAATATAAGACCCTTGAAACGGGCGGGCGTGAAACCAGACCCATGAACACGGGTAAAATTCCTTTACTTACTTTTTAAACTCTTTAAAATCCAATATGAAAAAACCAATTCTTTTTTTATTATCCTTTTTTCTGTTTTTAACTACCAAAGCACAAATTTCAGACACCCCCACACTAAGGCAGGCAATAAACACTTTTATTGTCCCCAATGGTAACCGGGCAATTACGGGGCAAATTCTTAGTAACATATTGCACGGGCAATTAAATGTTACTTCACAAATTGCAAAAGATGTAAACGGGCTAATTTCTTCTAAAGCAACTTTGCCCGATGGGGTAACCATGCAAGGCACGGTTACGGTAAGTAATGGTTATGTTAATATTTATGACTTTTACGGCAACTACCAAACACAGCTTTTAAAATTCCCCGATACAAGTTTTTTATTGAGTGCAGCCCCGTTAACTTATGACCGGGTAGATGCCGTTTACTTTAACCCCAATACTGTAAAGTATGGAAGTGTAGCGGGTACAGAGTGGCAAAACCCACAAAAGCCGGTACCGGCAATTCCAAACGGCACTTATAAAATTGCAGATATTCGCCGTAATGTTAATGGCACTAATGTAATTGGGTTGGGTCCTGTTACAACTTTTGTGAGCAATGATAAAACGGAAACAATAACAGGCTACAAACTTTTTGACGGGGGTATAAGTTCAAATAATCAAACCATTACCATTGATAAGCCTATTAACACATTTGCCCCCACAGGCTTTTATGTTGACTATCAAAAAGCCTTTGGCACACAACCGCAGGTAGATGACCCAAAAGCGGTAAGCGCAAAAGTAATTAAGATAGCTAAGGGGCGGGCTACTAATACAGGATGGGCAATTTACGGACCTTATGAAACAAGGCTTTTGCCCGGGGACTATGTTTATGAATTTCGGTTAAGGGTTAGCGATAATACAAACCCGGGCGAAGTTGTTTTTTTTGATATTGCAAAGGGGGGTGTTACATGGGGTGAATATTATTTGCATATTAAGGGTACCGATTTCCCCGATACAATAAACTATAAAACATTTTCCGTACCCTTTACCATTACTGAAAAAAACACGGGCATTGAGTTTAGGGTAAATAATGCAATAGGACCTAACCCGGTTGAAATATATTTTGATTATGGAGTAGCAAAGCCCGTAGCAAAAGGCACCGGGTCAAGCGGTCCTAACTTCTATAGTTTGGACGGGGAATTAACAGGGAATAGGACAATAGACGGCAAGGGCTACAAATTACAATACAGTAATTTAAAAGCCCTTAACCAATATGCAAGGCTACCAGATGGCACCCAAAATGCAGGCATGGGAATAAGTGTAGATACTACCTATGGCGCACAAACTAACATGTATGCTTCAAATGATAACGGCAACGAAAGTGCGTTATTTGGCATAAATAAAGGCAGTATGAGAATGTCATACAGCTATTACAATAAGGGGGTTTACAACTACCTTATGTTAGATACTACGGGCGGCTTTTATGCTTCACAAAACGGCAAGCCTTTTAGGTACCTTGCAGACCTTTCAGCAAACTATACAGCCCGTTCTATGATAGATAAGGGCTATTTGGATAAGAGGCTAACAGAGTTAGGATATAGTACAGCCCCGGGAGCCGGTGCAGCCCCCATTAATCAAGTATTAACAGCCGGTAATGTAGTTAGCCAAAAAATGATTTTTGACAATAGCGGGAGCATTAAGCTACAGGCTTTGCCCGGGGGTACAACTTACAAAAGACCGTTAACCACAGACAATGAAGGAAACGTAATTTTCGGGGACCCTATAGAGCCCCCGGCGTTATATTCAAGTCAGCAGGCGCAATTGAACGAATATTTTTGGGTGGAGCCGTCAACACTAAGCGGGCACACAATCTTTCTTGCTTCTAACAATGGCAGTGATTTATTTTCCTTACCAGAGCCTTATGAGTGCCCAAATAAAGTAATTACGATAAAAAAGATAGATGCCGGGGACCCTATAAGAATTAACACTTTAGAATTTAGTTGGCAAACAATGCAAAGCGAAATAAAGCCCATAGAAGGGCAAAACGAAATTTTGCTAAATGCGCAATATAGTACGATAACTTTCTTTTGTGATGGGTCAAATTGGTATGTATTAAGCAAAATTTAATGTAATAGAGGCTTTAGCCGTAAACGGTTAATAGTTTACGGCTATTATTGCCACTTTATCCAACATCATTAAAAAACCAAAAAACATGCACCTTTTTGACTTCATTAACCATTTGCCGAAAGGCACCCTTTTAACATGGCTTGCAATTTCGTTTGTCTTAGACCTCATTACAGGCATAGGCAAATCAGTATTAAACGGGGTAGCAAGAACAAGCACAGGTTACCGTAAAACAATTGCAAAATTTCTTCAATATTTCGGGGCTATTGGAGTAAGTATTATTATGGGTAATACTTTAAGCGATAACCCGGCATTTGCAGCAGCCCGGGAAACCATATCATTTATGAATGATGGCTTGTTAGTCTTTATAATCTATATAGAGTTAACAAGCGTTTGCGAAAACTTAATTGAGGCAAGCCCGGAAAGCCCATTTGCAAAATATTTTATAGTGTATCTGCACCGGGTTCTAACATTCACTTTTAAAAACAATCCTGTAAAACAAATAGTAGAAGAAAATGAAAAGCAAGCAGCATAAATTATTAGCCCCTTTAATGGGGCTTATTTTACTTTCATTGGTGTTTGTACAATGTGCAAGCAGAAAAGTAAATGTAGACCGCTTTAAAAGCGATAGTACCGGCACGAAAACCGAAAGCCTTAAAACGAAAGTTAAAAGCGATAGCAGCCGGGTAACTACGGAGAGCGGCGAAAGTGAAAGCAGCATTGAATTTGAATTTGATAGCAGCACAACGGAATTAGACCCGGTAAAAATTGCCGAAATTTCAAAAGACGGGGTAATTACCATTACAAGCACCCAAAGGCTTAAAGGGGCTATAATTAAGGGCAAGGCAGCCTATGTAAAAACAGATAGCACCGGGGCAAAAAGCACGGCAAAAATTGAGCAAAACGTAAAGCAAGAGACAAAGCAAACTACAGAGCAAAAAGTAAAGCAAACCGAAAGCAAAAAGCCCGGGTTAGTTTGGTTTATAGTTGCTTTTATTCTTTTGGTAGCGGGGTTTGTTATTTACACAGTTACAAAAAAATCTAAACCTTAAGCAATGGCAGATTTTAATATAGCACACAGGTTAACCCAAAAAGCAGAGGGCGGTTATGCTAACAACCCAAATGACAAAGGCGGGGAAACTTACCGGGGAATTGCCCGGAAACGGCACCCCGATTGGAAAGGATGGCGTATAGTTGATATGCTAAGGATTAGCGAAAAAAACAACTTTGAAAATGCCCTTGCCCGTCAACCGCTTTTAAATGAGTTGGTAGACAAATTTTATAAGGCAGAATTTTGGGACACTTTAAACTTAGATACACTACAAAGCCAAAAAATTGCAAATGAACTTTATGACACCGGGGTAAATATGGGCACCGGGGTTGCAGGGGAATTTTTGCAAAGGGCACTTAACGTTTACAACTTAAACGGGAAAAAATTTAGTGATTTAAAAGTAGACGGCGATTTAGGACCTAAAACAATTGCAACTTTTAACGGGCTGGATGAAAGGGGCAAAGGGGTAATATATAAGCTTTTAAACGTGCTACAGGGTGCCAAATACATTGCTATTTGTGAGAGTGACCCGGGGCAAGAAATTTTTGTAAATTCATGGTTTAGCCGGGTGTTTGAAGCGGCGGCATAAAATAAGAAAGCCCGGTACAATACCCGGGCTTTCTTATTCGTTTTAATTAAGTCATAGCTTTTGTTTTTGTTACCCCGTTTCTACGGGGTTTTTTAATTTAGCTTATCTTATTTTCAAAGTCAATAACCATGTGCTTTAATTGGTTAATTAACTCTTTTTCTGTGAGGTCCTTAGATGTTATTGTTTTTTCTGCCTTAAATATATTTTTTGCAATTCTTAAATGTACCCGGTTACCCAAAGGGCTAAAGCCCGGCTTTATTGTGACCTCATAACCGTTACCTATTTGCTCAATAATTGTATTAAATAGCATTGAAATAAAATTTGGGTTTTTTTATTAGCCTGTTAATCATTGCCCCGGTTTTGTTATACTCAATATGCCCGGCAACGGTCACTTTTAAATTAGATTTTTTAAGCCCGTCAGGATTGCTATAAATAGCCGTAACAAAAAGGCACCCTTCTTTGTGTTGTTCTAAGCTTTCTTTATAGGTGCAACACCTTCGCATGAAGTTTAAAAAATGCCCGTCCTTTTTGTATATCATTGTTTCAAACAGGACCGGCACCGGGTGAAAGGGGTTTGTATCTTGCCCTAAAAAAACAGTAGAAACCACAAACCCGGCAATTTCACTTTTTTTAACCGGGGTGTTTACTTCACCTATTTCTTTCATATAATTCAAATACTCTAAAAAGTCACTAAAGGGCACTATTTCGGTGCCGTCTAACCTGTAGAAAATCGGGCGGTTTGAAAGGGGGTTAATCATAGCTTTTAAATTGTTTTTTATTTTGTTTTGTCCATAGAATGTAAAATCATATTTGCCATAAGCCCTACAGGTGCCCCGGTACTTTTGTAAGCACTTGCCAAAATTTCCGTATCTGCTTGAAAATTTACGTCTACAATTCCTTTCCTATGCTTTGCCGGGTCACATAATGCCGGGTCAGATTGCACAAAATATTTGCGGCAATTAAGGGGGCGAACTTCATAAATTTTACAGGTGCCTTTATCACTTAAAAAAATGCAATTGCATTGTTTGCTTTTTGACCGGGTTTTTATTGTTAAATTTCTTTGTGCTTCTAAGTATTGCCGGTTAATTTTTATGCCATTTTCCCGGCAATAACTTACTATTAAATCCGCTTCGCCGTTGCTTATGTCTACATTTATTTTGCAGCAATGGTTACAGCCTACACGGCACTTTACTTTCTGCAAGTCTACATTTTCTTTCAGTAGTGTATCTGCTTGGCGTAAGCTCATTTATTC